CCTTTTTTGATATTTATAGCTATACACAAGGCGAAATACAAGAATTTGTTGAAGCAAAGAATGAAGCAGACCGCAGGGATTTAAAAATGCAGGCAGTTGTTGCTTCAAGGCATGCAATGCTTGTATCTGCAAATGTTGCAGGTGCAGATGCAGGAAAAATTTATGAGGTTTTTCCATTCTGGACAAATGAGGAAATCAACGAATTCAGACTTGCCGAGGTGTATAGTTTTTTTCAAAGAAATGCAAATTGCTAAATACAAAAATTAAGAAAGGGGGGATATTGTGGAAATAGAAGAACTCTGTACCAAATTCACAGCCGATTTATCCGACTTTCGCAAGAAAATGGAAACATTTACGGATGATCTGAAAAGAGCATCGGGTGTTACAGATGAGCTGCGCAAGGAAATAACCAATGCAATGAATTCTTCCTGCGATAATGTCAAAAAGCTGGGAAAGGAAATGTCCTCGCTTGCCGACAAACAGATTAAAGTATCTGAAACGATTGCTGCAACAAAAGCAAAGTTTGAGGATTATAGGTCTATGCTTTCGGCAATTCAGGAAAAGCTCAGAACACAGCGTGAGGAAATGCAGAAGCTGATTGATAAGTGTCATAAGCTGACTGCTGTTCAGAAAAAGCAGAATGAATTTATAAAGGAAACAGACGGCGGTATAGAAGGTATCCGCAAGGCCCGTAAGGAAATTACAGACTATATTCACGATATGTCCGGCTCCTATGAAGAGCTGAAAAAGAAAATTGAAAGTTATGGCGGTTTAAAGCCATTTGATAGCGAGGTTAAGCAGCTTAATCAGCTTGAAGCGGATATTAAAAGGGCAACTGATGAATTAAAGCATTTTGATGACCAGCTTATTAAAATTCAAATAGATCCCGAAAAGCTGAATACACAAAGCTTTTCATCTTTGGGAAAAGAAATTGAAACTTTAAGAAGCAAAATAGGCAGCTTAAAGCAATCGGAAATGAGCCTGTCTGCCCAGGAAAACAGCCTTAATTCTGCTATGGCAAATACGGCTCTTAAGCTTGAAAACCTTAAGAAAAAGGCAGCAGCAGGCGCGGAAAGCTTGAATACAATGAGAAACAGGCTTAATTCTGCAAGCAAAGAAACTCAAAAATCAACTTCCGGATTCAGCAGGCTTTCATCAACTGTCGGAAAAGCTTCAAGAGGTGTTTTGTCTTTTGGAAAATCCGCACTTGGTTTTCTCAAAAACAGGCTTTCAATTGCCGGCAAATCATCAACGGATTTAAGCCATAAGCTTCTGAATGTAACAAAGTCCATTAAAAGAATCGGAATTGTTGCATTAGGGCTTAAGCTTGTTAAATCTATTTTTGGAGAGCTGAGAAGCATTGTTTCCAATTATATCAGCAGCAATGAAGAATTGAACAGCAAGGTTGAAGCATTAAAGAATTCTTTAGGCAAAGCGCTTGCTCCTGTAATTCAGCTTATAACAGGCTTGCTTGAAAGGCTGATGCCGTATGTGATTTCCGTTACAAATGCAATAGCGGATATGCTTTCATCATTGGGTATCGGTGCAGCCTTGAAATCAACTTCATCGGCACTGGATGGTGTAACGAATTCTACCAAGGAATTATCAGAATCACAAAGGGATTTGTATGGTTTTGACCAGATAACAAAGGTGGGCGATGCCTCCTCTGACAGTGATAAAAAATCAGATAACAACGCTTCGGTTTCTGCATCACAGAAATTAAGCAATTATCTGCAAAAGCTGAAGGATTTGTGGAACAGCAGCGATTTTGAGGGCGTTGGCTCAACAATAGCAGGCTCACTGAATAAGGTTATTTCCAAAATCAATGCACTTGATTGGAATGGTATTCAGGATAAAGTCAATAAAACTGTTGGAGGTATTACAAAATCGCTCAACGGCTTTATCCGTGATTTTGATTGGGAAGGTTCAGCGGAAATCTTAGGAAAAGGTATAAATACTGTTATCGGTGCAATCAATACTTTTACAATCAATTTTGACGGTAAAACATTTGGCAAAAAAATAGCTGATTTCATTTTGAAAGCTATTAAAACGATTGATTGGAAAAAAGCCGGAGAAACAATTCACAACTTGATAACAGGACTTTGTGATTCTATTGCTTCGTTTTTCGAAAGATTAAAAGAAGATGAAAAGGAATCTAAAACAGTATCTAAAGCCATTGTTAAATTTCTTGAAGGATTAAAACTTGGAGATATTATAATCAGCATAGCTAAAGTTTTGATTTCTATTGAAGGCTTTTTGTTTGAGGTTGTAGGCAACCTTACTAACAGTTTTATGGATTGGGTATTTAAAAAATTAGGCATTAATCCAGATGGAACAAAAGCAGTTAGTATTAAAACGGCAATCAAGGCTATAATTGACGGATTTAAAATTGAAAATCAAGTGGCTTCCGGTGTAGGCTCGTTAATTAAAAAGCTGTTTGGAAGCAACGATGATAACGATGTGAATCTTACCGCTAATACCGAATTCAGAGGTAAATCAACATCTGTGTTGGATAAACTTTTTAAAAGGCACGAAGACACCAAAGATAAAAATGTCACAACAACACTGAATGGCAAAGAAAACAACTCTTTCAGCAAAATTAAGGCTTCATGGGATTGGATTAAAGAACAGGGCAAATCAGTAACGGCTACTATCTATGGAAAAGTTGCTGATACCTTTGCTGATGCCAAATCAAAGTGGGATAGCATCAAGGAAAAGGGCAAAACAGCTACAACAACGATTAAAGGCAGTGTTCAAAACACTTTCAGTGACCTGAAAACGAAATGGGATAGCATAAAAGAAAGTGGAAAAACAGCGCTCACAACCATTAGTGGCAAGGTCCAGAATACTTTTGCCGATGTTAAAACCAAGTGGGACAGCATTAAGAATAAAACGAATACAGATACCATTGCAGGTGCTGTTAAAAACACATTTACAAGTCTGAAAACCAAGTGGGACAATATTAAAAACAAAACGAATACAGCCACTGTAAAAGGCTCTATAAACAATGCTTTCAATACCGCAAAATCAAAATGGGATTCCATCAAGAACAAAGCGGTTACTGTTACTGCCAACATAAAGGATAATGCATCTGAAACATTCAAAAAGATTGCAAACAACTTTATAAAGTTTATCAATAAAGCAATTGATAAAATTAATTCAAAGTTGAAAGTTAATTTTGGCGGAACAATATCAAATATTTTCAGTAAACTCGGACTGAATATTTCAAACGGCAGTTATCAGCTTTTTTCTATTCCGTCAATTCCGTATCTTGAAACAGGCGGTATTATCAGCAAGCCAACTGTTGCAATGGTCGGCGAACACGGTAAGGAAGCCGTTATGCCTCTCGAAAATAATACCGGGTGGATTACACAGCTTGCGCACAGTATTGTAAGCATTATGGGCAGTAATTCCAATTCATCAAGCCAAGGTCCGATAATTATTCCTATTTACATAGGCGGTAAGCATATAACCGATATTGTTATTGATGATGTCAACAAACGAACCAAAGCAACGGGCAATTGTCCCATCAAAATTTAAGGAGGTGGAAATATGCCGTTATATATTGATAATGAGTTGATGCCTGAGCCTGCGTTTAAGGGTATTTCTTTCAGCAATGAAAAAATATGGTCTTCAAGCACAGGAAGGTCAACATCAGGCAGAATGAACGGCAGTATTGTTGCAAGAAAGAAAACAAGAAGCCTTCAGTTTCCGCCTCTTACGCTTGCCGATCTGAATAAGCTGAATAATGTTATTGATTCCAAAACCGAATGGCATACAATCCGATATACGGATGCAGCAGGCAATACAATTTTTAATTTTGAATGTTATTTCGGAACACCTACATATAATGTTTATTCTGTCGCAAAAAATTACCGCTATTTTACGGATTACAAGGTTGATGCGATTGAACGCTAAGGAGGAATACACTTGATTAAAGTTTCGGATAAACTAAGAGCACTGCTCAATTCGGGCAGTGCTCCTGCACCAAAAATCAAAATAAAAACAGGTGCGTATATTTTCGGTTATGATGATGAAACAGATTCAAGCCATCCTGTTGAGCAAAATAATATTTTGTCATTGCAGTTGCATTATGCAGGTGCTTCGGATGATTATCCTCTTGGCTGTGCAAACTCAAATTATATTGATGCTGAACTTTGGAATATTGACAGTGATGTTATTTTTCAGGGCAGAGAAGCAAAAGTGTATATCGGTTATGAGGTTGGCGGTATTGTTGAGTGGGTAAACGCAGGCACATTCTTTCCGGAAAAGCCTGCACGCTCAGGGCAGATAACATCCTTTACTGCGTATGACAGAATGAAAACATTAACGGATTTATATATTCCGTCACTTAATGAAAATTCGGAGCATACCATTTTAGCTTATCTTGCAGATATTGCAAATCAATTTGGCTTTTATTTCAAATCTGCTTCATTCCCTTTGCTTACAACAAAGCTTAAAACCTCGTTGTTTACATCGTCAACAACAGATGATGAAACGGGTAAGATAAAATATATAGGCAATACTGTGCAAGACACCATTGCTTATCTTGCAGGTGCAGCAGGCTGTAATGCTATGTTCAACAGGAATGATGAATTGCAGCTTTATCAGTTTTCAAAGGCTGATTATGAGCTTACGGATGATAATACAAACAATCCGTCAATCTCTGAAGTTGATAACCATATCTGCTTTATATCAAATGATAATGATAAAAGGGTGTTGATTTCCCCAAAGTCATTAGATGATTGGAAGGGCAGTACAGGTATTTCTATTGAAAATCTGTTAATAGAAACACAGGCTCATTTGGATTCCGTTTTTTCAGAAATATCGGAACGGAGTGAGCCTTTCTCATATCGTGTTATAAGCTTAGAGCATTTAACAGGAGATATTACGCTGGAGTGCTTTGATGTTGTCGAATATACCGATGTGAACGGAAACAACTATAAACTGCCTATTATGAAGTTGGATTACATATATGACGGCGGCTTGATATGCAATATTTCATCAGTAGGCAAAACGGAAGCAGAAGCACAGAATGAGCCGTCAACGCTTGATGCAATGAATTCAAAAATATCTTCAGCAGCACAGGCGATAGGCAATATCAATTCAACTCTGTCCGAATTCAGAACAGGCTATACGGAATTGATACAAAGCTCGCAGAGTATCATTATGCAGGCCGTTCAGGAATGTGCCAAAACAAAAGATTTGGAAGCATTAAAAGAAACTGTATCGGCTCAGCTTGAAATTACTGCAGCAGGCATAAATATGAATTTTACGGAGCTTCAGGAAAAGGTCAATATGGATACGGCAGGTGCCAATGAACAGCTTAATGTAATTAATAAATATATCCATTTCAATAACGGAACGATTGAAATCGGCGAGCAGGGGAATATTACAGATTTAATAATGAATAATGAGGAATTCTCAATAAACCGAAATGGAGAGGCTAAGGCATATATGAACAGTGACGGTTTTAATATTGACAGCATTTTAGCTCAAAAAAAGCTTGCAGTCGGCAATTTCGCCCTTATTCCGAGAAGCAGCGGAAATCTCAGTTTTAAAAAGATAAGGCAGGTGTAAATATGGCAGAAAGCGGAATATTGAAAAAATCCTATGAAAATGACAAGTATATACTTGAAATCGAGTGGGAGGTTACTAAAACTGACAGCAGTAATTATTTCAAAGAGATTACATGGGGTGCTTTTTTTACCAATAATTCTCAGGAGGATATAATTGCTAAAAGTGATACTATTTCTTGCAAACATTTTGGTGTTGATTATTATGATGGTATTAATTCATCAATGAGCCGAACCTTTCCCGCAGGAATGCGAACTGCTATAGAAAGAAACGGGCTTACGCATACAACAAAATATACAGATAAGGTTAATTTTGATGTTTACGGCAGAGCTGCTCCGTCAATTGATTATATTATTTCAATCGGAAGAAAGATAGATGGCACATTCTATGACAGTTTTCGTCTGAATGAAGCAATCTTTCTTGAACCGTTTGATAAAATTATAACTGCTGTTTTAAGCCGAAGCGATGCGGAAATAGGCGGAAGTATACACATAACAACCACAAATAAGCCAAAATGTTCTTGCGCACTGTCTTTAAAACTGAATGGTTTAACTGAATCTATACCCTTGGGCGACACAGTCGGCGAAACAAAAACTGTTACCCGTTGGAAAATTCCCGAAAGCTTTGCAGGTGTTATTAATTCCTCGTCAAAGATAGGTGTTGCAACACTTGAATGTAAAACATATGATTCCGAAACAAATATATTGATAGGAAGTAAATCATATTTACTTACCATTCGTGTGCCGGAAAGCGATAAGCCATCTATTGAAACGAAAATTTCAGCAATAAGCGATGTAACAGGAACAGATTTAAAAAATGTTTATCTTGCAGGTTTTGTGCATTTTAAAATTACGAATACAGTAACACCTAAAAACGATGCAACTGTTCAATCTGTTAGCACAACCTTATATGGTCAAACTTATTTTGGAGAAACAAGCTTCTTAAATGAAGCGAACAACCGTGCAATCAATACGGTAATAACAAATCCTATTCCGAAAACAGCAGGCGGTTTTATTCCTGTAACCATTAAGGTATCAGACAGCCGAGGGCTTACAAATGAAACAAGATCATATATTGAAATTACACCATATACAATTCCAAAGATATCAAGCTTTGCAGTGCATCGCTGTTTAAAAGACGGCACGCTTGATGATGAGGGCGATTGCTGCCTTGTTGAATACACTTTTGCTGTTGATGGACTTATGGATAATGGTGCTTATCGAAATTGGATAGCAAGTGCTTCTGTTGCCGTTTTTGAGAGCGGTATAAAAAATGTTCTGAATGCAGAACCAATAGGAGAGTATCCGATAAGCTGTAATGGCAAACAGACCTTTAGCGGTAAAACAATTATTCCTGATCTGAATACCGAAGAATGTTTTACGATAATGTGGCTTCTTCATGATCGAGTAACCTTTGTCTATGAAACGATGCCGTTATCAACTGCGTTTACTTTAGTCGATGTTTATAAAGACGGTACAGGAATCGCATTCGGCAAGGTTGCAGAGTATTCTAATCTGATTGAATTTAATATTCCCGTTCAGTTTAATAAAAATTTTTTGCCTACTGCCGAATGGGTAAATGAAAATACAGTAAATACCATTAATGCGTATCTTGGATATGAAGGCGAAAAGGATATTCTCGGCTTACAGGTTGATTATGAAAACAAGAGATTTGCAAGACTTGCCGGGGCTGCCGGTTTAAGTGCAGGTGCGGATTTTGATAAGTTTTCCATGTTCGGCGGACGAAAGCGATGCAATGTTCAATCTGACGGAACGATAACAGCGTTTTACGGAGATGCGGATTATTCGGATGCTGATGTAAATGTGCAGGCAATGGTTTATCAGCCTGCTTTTTATTACAAGGTTGTTCCGATTAAAATGGATAAAAACACAGACGGACTTGGTTATCATATCAGAAAAGCAAACTATTATGTTTCAGATACTCCGAAAGCAGGTTTTAAGCTTCATCCTGCATTTTATGATGAGAATGGAAATGCAGTTGAATATATTTTGCTTTCAGCCTATGAGGGTGTATATTTCAAGGATTATCTGCCTGACAGCAGTAAGGCACGCTATATTACCGATGCTTTAAATACAGATACGGAAACAAATCTTGAAAAGGATTGTATTTTGTCATATGGCGACGGAAAGCCTATTTCGGGACTATATAAAAACATAACTTTAGGCAATGCTGAAAAGCTTTGCAGCAATTTCGGAAAAGGATGGCATTGTGAAACAATCAAAACGCTTTCTGCAAATCAGATGCTTATGATGATTGAATTCGGAATGATGAATATGCAGAATGCAATAAACAAGGGTATTGTAAACATTGAAGAGGTATCCAATACCAATTGTGCAGGAAATACAGGCTCAACAAGAAACCGTGGCAATGCAACAGGCACAACCGCAGGAACAGCATTCCGTTTTAATTCTGAAATCGAACCTGTTACATATACCGAGGACGGCAAAAAATCAATAACCTACAGAGGTGTGGAAAATCCTTGGGGAAATATATGGAAAATGATAAACGGCATTAATGTCTGGGGAAACGGGGAAATGGCAGGCGGAGAGCCTTATGTAGCGGATGATTTTAACTTTGTAACCTTAAAGCACAGTGGTAATTACAAGGCAGTTGGTTTTACTGTTGCAAACGGAAACGGTTACATAAATGCAATGGGCTATGGAAAAGAAGAATACGATTGGCTTTTCCTTGCTTCACAGACAGGCGGAAACTCTGCTCTTCCCGTAGGGGATTATTTTAATGCAGTTACCGATTTGAATGGTGCGAAAGCGGCTACCTTCGGGGGTCGCTGGACACACAGTACGATGGCAGGTCCGTTTCTGTTCAACTTTACGGATACAGGAAACAGCAGAACACGAAACTTTGGATGCCGAACGGTATATGTTCCGACAGCAGAATAAGGAGGTATGTGATGATAAATCACGGATTAGTGCAAAGCACAATAAAGCCAAAAGAAACAGAAATTGATGAATATTCAGTATGGGTAAGTGAAAACTTCAGAGAAATAGAAGTAACTGATGAAAACGGCTCTCATACGGAATATGAATATGATCAGACACAATACAGCAAGGATGAGTACATACTGCTTTTATCTGAAAAAAATAAAAATCTTGAAAATATGCTCACAGACACACAACTTGCGCTGTGTGATGTGTATGAAATGATGGAGGGATAATCTATGCCAAAAGTTTATGCAGACCTTATCAGGAAGGGTAAGAAAACAATTGATGAAGTGCCTGAAAAGCTGAGAAAGCAGGTTGAGGTGCTTCTTAAAGGCGGTGATGAACCATGAACACAGCAATTATTGCGGTAATCATAAGCGCAGCAGGGCTTCTTGTAGCTTTCGTTTCCCTTTTGTTCAACAACAGAAAAGAGGATAAGAACGAAGGAAAGGATAAAGGTTCCATGATGTCTGATATAGGCTATATCAAAGCAGGTGTTGACGATTTGAAGCGTGATACAAAGGATAACTCCAAACGAATCAACATTCTTATTGAGCGTATTTCACGCAATGAGGAAAGCACTAAGCAAGCACATAAAAGAATTGATGAAGTTAATAAAAAGCTGAAAGAACAATAAAAAAGCACAGCTGAAGAGCAGTGCTGTTGACATAGAAGTTCATATAATGTATAATTTTTGCGGATAAGGAAAACTACCATAAACGGTAGGCGGTTAAATCCTGCCCCTGAAAGGGGGCTTGCCGATGGAACAATTAGCATATTTGGTATTGATACTGATTTTTGCAACTGGTTACATATTGGCTGTAAAAAGGAAATAGTCGCCTCACTCCTACATAAGACGACTATTTTCTAAATAGTTATTCTTTTATTGTAAGGGGCTAACCGTCTACAGGCAAGCTCCTTATCTGCTTTTATATTATCATATGATTCCGTTTTTGTCAACAGCACCGATAAGGCGCTGTTTTTTTATTTTAATTAAAATTTACGGAGGAATCAAAATGAAAAATATAAAATGGACTAAGGAAACAACAAAAAGAGTATTTAAAACCTTTCTGCAGGCAGCGCTTGCATATGTGGCAATGAATTTTGCAGGCATAGATTTCACAGGCGACAGAGATATGATAAAAACCGCCTTAATCGGTCTTGCACTTTCTGCTACATCTGCAGGTATTGCCGCACTGATGAATTTGCAGTCGCCTGCAAACCCGGAACAGCTCGGCGGAGCTTCTCTCTCGTTTTCCGAATGGGTAAAGAAGTATCTCGGCAAGAAAACGGATTATGACGGTGTGTATGGTGTTCAGTGCGTTGATTTGATTGACTGCTATATAGATAAGTGCCTTGGATTAAAAAAAGGCTTCTGGGGCAATGCAAAGAACTGGTGGACAGACAGAAAGAACAGCACCTGGCTGAAGAATAATTTTGAGTTTGTTACACCAAAGTATAAAAACGGCGAGTTAAAGGCAGGGGATATCGGAATCCGGACAAGCGGTACATACGGGCATATCTTCATTGTGGCAGAGCCTTCCGAAAACGGCAAATTCAGATATTATGACCAGAATGCAACAGGCAAGCATGAAGCAATGACCTTAAGAACAAAAGCGTTTACAAGTGAAAATGTAAACGGTATTCTCAGACCGAAGAATCAGACACCATTCAAAACTGCTGTGAAAAAGCCTGCAGCAAGCTCTTTCAAAAAGGGCGATGTTGTAACCCTTACAACAAATGTGAATGTAAGAATGGGTGCAGGCACAAGCTATAAGCAGAAAACAGTGTCCCAACTTACCAAGGATGGAAAGAAGAATGCCACATCAAAACTGCCCTTAGCAAAAGCTACACTTAAGACAGGTACAAAGGTAACCATCCAATCCTTCAAAACAGTCGGCTCCGACCTCTGGGCAAAGATACCTTCCGGCTGGATTTGCCTTAGATATGACGGCAAGAATTACGCTAAGTAACCTGGC